CCGACCGCAAAAGTGGTGGCGAGCCTCGACCAATTTGGTAATGTATTTGTGCGTTATGTTGGTAATGATCGCTTTAGTGTTTCGGAGAACGGCACAGATATTCAAAGGTTGAATGCGAGATTTTCGCCTGAAAGGATTGGGATTGAAGAAGGAGCGTTGGGGTTAGTATTTAAAGATTTACTAGCTGGACTACCGCTAGTTGGATTAAAAGCTAATGCCGATAAAACCTCACGTTTGATTAGCGTGAGCCGTTTTTTCGAATCCGGAAAGATTTATTTTTTGCAAAATACAAACAAGATTCAGGATTTGCACGATCAGCTGATGGAGTTTCCGAATGGTGCGCATGACGACATGGTGGATGCGATGGTTTATGCGATTCGGATGCTATTAGTGGATGGGCAAAAGTTGGTGAGTGCGGATGATTTTATTTTAGACTAAAAAAGGAGTATAATAGAAGACATATTTAACAGTAGAAATAAGGAGAAGAGATGGCAAAATTAAAGATTAGTGAATATGCTAAACAGATATTAATGCTGATGTATAAAGAAGAACGAGACAATCCAGGAGTTTCCTTTAACTCTTTAGTAATTGATGAGGACGACCTAGAGACAGACGAAGAAGAGTTGGCAAATGCTATCACAGAAATTGTCGACAGTAACGCTAGGGTTATCCAGAGTTTAGAGTATCTAATAGATAGTGGTTATGTACGCGTACATAGACGAAAGACTATGGATAACGAAGCAGTCTATAGTAGAGTTCGGCTAACTGCGCTTGGAGTAGATTTTGCAGAAGGTGTAGCGAGCGGGAACCCTCAGAATATAAAGCAAGCAGGCTTAATAATAAATGGAGGTGTTAACATCGAACTAGAGTCTTTGGGTAAAATAGAGCTATCGGATATATTTGGACTAGATTCCATAAATAGTCTAGTTAAGGTTATTAAATCATTTTCAAAAGCTAGCTAAATTGTCTTTAAGATGATATAATTAAATTAGAATATACGGCTCATCGCAAAAGCGGTGGGCTTTTTCTGTTGGTTAAAAATAGGAGAAGAGATGTTTGGCAGGAAAAAGATTGAAGAATTACAAAAAGAAATTGGCAGCACAATAAGCGGCAGTCTAATTTTTGGCGACTACGAACAAGAGATGAACGCTTGGAATCGAGAGCGGAAGATTCGAGATTATCGTGAAATGATGAAAGACCCGACAGTTGAAGGTTTGTTTAATATTGTCACAATGCCGATTTTGGCGAGTGAATACCAAATTGTAGCGGAAGATGAAAACGAAAACGCAAAAATACAAGCAGATTTTGTGCGAAAGAACCTTTTTGAAAGTAGTTTTAAGGGTGGAATTGAAACACCGTTCGATTTATTTTTAGATGAGGCGATGTTGGCCTTGACCGATGGTTTTGCTGTTTGGGAAAAAGTATATCGCTTAAATAAAGATGGCAAATTGGAACTTAAAAAGCTAGCTCTAAGGGATAGTTTGAGCGTGGAACTTGAAGCCGAAAAAGGTGAATATATTGGAGTCAAACAGACCTTAGAAGATGGCGGAGTGGTAGAAATTCCGGCGTATAAAACATTTTTATTCACTCATAATAAGAAATTCAATAGACTATATGGCCGAAGTATTTTAAACTCTCTCTATAAAAACTACGATAAAAAGCAAAAGTTGGAATATCTAGACTCAATCGCTCTACAAAATGATGCAATTAAACCAAAGATTTTAACCGAAACACAAGAACATTTGGGTGTAGGTTCGGGAGCGATGCGAAAGATTATTCACGCAATTGGTAAATTTGGCAAAACTAATTCAGCGGTCAGTGTTCCGTTTGGTTATGATATTAAAACGCTAGAAAGCGATGGCCGAGATCCGCACCAGAGCATTGAGCGCCAAAAAAGTGAAATGGCTTTTGCTTTCATGGCGAATTTTATGCTTTTGGGAGCACAAGGTAAAAGTTCGAGCGGAAGTTATGCGTTGTCGAATACACAAGCTGGTATTTTTCAGATGAGCTTGCAGAGTATTTTGGATAAATTAGAGGCACATATTAATCAATATATTATTGCTGATTTAATTGACTTGAACTTTGCCGAACCGCATTACCCACAGTTTAAATTTGCAAAATTAGACAAGTCTAAAATTGAGTCAATCTTTGAAATCTTTAAAAAGATGGTGGATAAAGACAAAGTTAGCGATGAAGTGGTTAAACAAGTTGAAGATGAAGTTGCAAATCAATTGGGTTTTCAAATTGAGAATAAAAAGCAGTTGAATTTGAGCGAAAATGAACCTGCTACTAAAATAGCACCACCAGATAAGCATTTTTCAAACCTGGACAAGAAGTGGCAAGACATCGAAAACCGTTTTTTAGACCAAAGCCGCACGATTTTTGAGAGTGTGGCGAAAGGTATTAAAGAAACGGGTAGAATTGAACTTTCAAAAGAATATAAAGACTTGCTAATTAGAACCTTCAAACAGGCTTACACCGAAGGCAAGATTTTTAGCGCTAATCGTGAAGGGCGAAAAGCCGGTAAAGATTCGCCGGAATTTTCTAAAAACGCGAAAGAATATATAGACTGGATTTTCAAAAAGCAAGAAAATGATTTAAAACAGTTTTTGGAGAGTAAAAGCTGGAACGACACCTTGCTTGCTGAAGATTCGAGCGATTTTTTGCGAAATTTATCGACTGGTATATTGATTGAAAGCGTGATGAGCTGGTTTTTGAAACGAGCCAAACCCACAGCGAGTTATTTGGTTGGGCGAGGCGTGAACGCTGGAATCTATAGCGACTTTAAGCCTGATGATTTGATTGAATATTCAGCAATTATCGATGGACACACTACGGCTGGCTGTTCATATCTGAACGGCAAAAGAATGACTTGGCAAGAATGGCAGAAAAACCCTGATATGATTCCACCACGCCATTTTGGCTGCCGTGCAACTTTGGTGCGAGTGGTTGAAGGTGGTGATGAAAGCGAAAATCCGGTGGACAAAAAGCTTTTGGAGAGAAAAGATGATTTTGTAAAAACACCAAAGGGCGAACTAATCGCTCGTGGTGAATTAGATAAGGATGAAACTAAAAAAGCAGGATTAGCCAGAATCCGTAACGAAGAGTTTGTTTTACCGAATAAAACTAAAATCCCACCCCAATTAGCTTTGAGTGGAACAAACCCAAATTACGATAAAGCCCGAGAATATCAAATAAACTGTCAGCGATGTGTGCCAACTTATGAAATGCGAAGAAGAGGTTATGATGTTGAGGCTTTGGGGAATTTGCGAGGTTCGGTGAAGTTGGGAAATGATCAGAAAATTCTAGAATTATGGGGCGCTTCCGATAAGGACTTCATCAAGAATTATGTAGAATTTTCTTCAAGAAAAGAGCTAAAATACTCAGATGGTTCAAAAGATAATCTAAACAGAATTATTGAAAATATTGAACCCAATAGTCGCTACCAAATAGCTTGGCATTGGAAAGGCGGAAACAGTGGCCACACATCAGTGCTAGAAAAAACTTCTAAAGGCATCTTTATTGTTGACCCGCAGACTGGAAAGATATATAAAGCAAAAGAATATCTTGGAAGAGATCTATTCACAAAAGTAAGGCTTTTAAGAATTGATAATCGCAAAATTAATGAAGATATGCTAAAATTAATTATGAAAGGCAGAAGATGATTGAAAAAATTCTAGAAGAAATAAAAAATGAATTCAATAATGCCAACGCTAAATATCTTGGTGAATTTGAGGGTAAATATTGTATTTCACTTTTTTATAAAAATGAAGAGTGGGGTGGATATAATACTTATTATAGATTATATGATGAAAAAACCGGATTGCTTGTTGAAGAAATCGATGCAGAACCACAGCTCGATGACGATGATAACCCACGGCTTGAAATGCTAAATAACACATTTGACGCTTTTGGTATTGAAAAAGAATAATCCATAAAATAAACTCTTTACAACCCAAAATAAAACTGCTATAATAAAAACATAATATACGGCTCGCTAAGGCCGTATTTTCTTTTGCCATTTTTCAAAAAAGAAACTCGCTACGACTTGAGCGAGCTGATATTTAAGGAGAAATATATGCACATTTTTATAAATAGAGATTTGGAAATTCGGCTAAGTGAAGATTCGAACCAGTATAAGCAGTTTTGGAAACAGATTTGCAAGTTTGGTGAATATGTGAACCCAAACGGTAACGGAAAGATGATTCTAGACAAGAAATTCGCAGATGAAATGGTTGGAAATTTCAAGAGTGGGAAATATGGTGTTGTGCCAGTTCCACTTGGTCATCCGAAAGACAGTATTGAGTTGGCAGAGTTGAATCGAGGTGAAGTTAAGGATTTGAAGATTACCGATGATGGAATTGATGCTTTAATTGAGATTCGAGATAATGACACGGCTGATAAAATCGAAAAACGACTAATTCCAGATGTATCAATGGGATTTAGTGAAGATTATTTGGATAAACGAACTGGAAAATATGTTGGAGCATTTTTAAAACACGTAGGATTGGTTGCAGACCCTTACATCAAAGGAATGGATCAATTTGTAGCGTTGAGCGAAAGTGGCGCAAGTATACTTTTCAGTGATAAAGAAATTAAGAAAGGAGAAGAGATGAATCTTGTAAAAATTAAGAACGACCGAGATTTTGACATTGAAGTTAAGTTTACTCTTAACGATGAAGAGAAAAACGAACTAATTAAAGCCGGTGAAGAAATCGAAGTGCCAGAAGATCAGGCTGAAGCTGTAAAAGAGCAGATCGAAAAAGCTGAAAACCCAGAAGAAGCCGAGACTGAAGCAGAAGCTGAAGTTGAAAATGCAGACGAGCAATTAGCTGATGAAAATCAAACTGATGATGAAGCTGAAAAATTACGAAAAGAGCGTGAAGAATTTGAAAAAGAAAAAGCAGAATTTGAACGCAAGAAAAAGAATTCTTCAGCTAAAAAGAAATTCGATCAGCTTTTGAGCGAAGGAAAAGTAGTGCCTGCAATGCGAGAGAACTTTATTGCTCTATCTAGCGTTCAGGCTGATGTATATTTAAGTGATGAAACTTCAAAACCAACTGATGTATTACTTTCGGAACTCTTCGAGAAGATGCCGGATATGCGACTATCTGATGAAGATGGCGAAAATAACGCAAAAGCAAGTGATGAAGTTGAGCTAACCGATGAAGATAAGAGAGTTATTGAGAAATTCGGTTTAAGCGAAGAAGATTATAAAGAAGTAAAAAAGGAGAATCTATAATGTTTTATCGACAAAATGGTGATGTAATCTCAGCCAAATTTGGCGCAAACGATATTAAGATCGGTCAAATCGTGACTGTTGACGCAACTGGTAATGCTAAAGCTGGCGAAGCTGGAAAAGACTTTCTAGGAATTGCTCTCGAAAACACAGCAGACGTAATTCGTGGAAATGAAGTGCGAATTTGCACAGAAGGCGTATTCGAACTTGGCAAAGACTCAGCCGTAGCAACAGACCTTGGAAAAGGCGTTAAAATTGTTGACGCTGACAAAGTAGCTGTAGTTTCAGCCTCAGCTGATGTAAAAATTGGTCAAATCGTTGGTATCGTTAACGAATCTAAGGTTTTGGTTAAAATTAAATAATTTTAAGGAGAAGGAAGATGAACGAAAAATTAAAGAATTTAAACTTGACAATTCAAACCGTTTTTAAAACAACTTCAAAAGAAGTTAAAGATCCATTGCAAAACGTGCTTTATGATGTTACTCCAACAAGTAGCTCAGCAGTAAATATTGCAACTGTTTCAAACGTTCCTGGAATGCGAGAATTTAAAGCAGAACGTAAACACGGCGTAGCTGAAGATTCAGTAGTAACAATCGTGCCTCGAACTCACGCAGCAACTCTTGACGTGAAGCGTGAAGATATTGAAGATGACAACATCGGCCGTGTTCCTGCAATGGTTAAAATGATGACCGGTAAAGCAAATCGCTATTATGGTTCATTAGCAATTGCAGCACTTGAGCTCGGCTTTACTGCAAAATTGAACGATGGCCAAGCAGTATTTTCTGCAAAACGCGGAAACTTGATCACTGGTGCACTTTCAAAAGAGACTTTCACAAAAGCTTACGACGCATTGCTTGCAATGACTGATAGTGATGGTGAACCAATTTTTGCAATGCCAACTCACTTGATTGTTGGAACAAAAAACCGTGCTGCTGCTGAAAAGATTTTGAAAGCGATGACTGGCGCAAATGGCGAAACTAACACTGATTACAAAGCGGTTGAGCTAATTGTTGATCCACGAATTACTGGCACAACTTGGGCGTTGGTTGCAGCAGGTGATGGTATTATGCCACTTACAATTGCTGAACGCGTAAAAGTTGGTGCACCTGTAGCGAAAACTGATCTAAACAGCGATCGAGCTTTCGAGACTGATGTGTTTAGCTGGGGACTTCGCGGCCGATTCGACGCAGCATTTGCTGATGTTCAGCGAATTGTAGCCTCAACTGGAAAATAAGCTAACTTTTGAGAATAGAATCAGCCAACTTGGCTGGTTTTATTTTGGCTAAAAATTTGATATAATAAAAAGGTAATAGACGGCTTTCAAAAGAGTCGTTTTTTCTTTTTTGCAAGCCAGAAAGGAATAAAATGAGTGATAAAAATTTTGAAAGTGTGCAAGCTATCTTAGAAGAGGCAGGGCTAATTCATCGACAGCAAAATATTAGTGCAGAGATTCAAGGAAATCATATTATTTTGAATGATGGAATTATTGCAGATTCAAATTATAACGATTTGGTTGATTTTGAAGATGTAGCCGTGTTTTGCGGTGGCGAAAAAATGGAAGTCTCAAATATCGACGCCGAGAATGGCGTTATTGAACTGGCTAATAACTCAAAAAACGGTGAAATTGCCAATGTTAGTTATAATTATAGCAATGTTCGACAAGTGCTGGTAGAAAAAATCCGCGGTGAAGTATTGGCTGAAATTCGAAAGGTTTTAGCTACTAGTACGATAGAACAAAACCGTGATATTGTAGGTTATATTGTGCGAATTTACGCCGCCGGAAAGCTATTGGTGCGAGAATATGGCTTTAATCAAGAGATAACCGACACAAGCAAAGATGGTTACCGTAAAATTGAACTGGCTAAGGCTGAGATTAAAGCTTTACAAGAAAATGAAGAAGAGAAACGAACCGAAAATGAAGTGTGGAGCACGGGAGATGAAGATTTATTTGGTAAATATCGACAGCGGAGAGTTGAGGATTTTTAAATGAGTTTAATTCAATTTTCGATTGAAAGCTCTGGCGAAAAGGCGATTATTCGAGATTTTGAAAACCGCTGGAAACAATCTCAAAATTTGAGCAAACCTCTTGAAGACTTTGCTAATTATTTTGAGCGAGAAATTCAAAGAAACTTTGAGAGCGGTGGTTCAGGCTTTGGTGGGTGGAAACGAAGAAAGAAAGCTTACAGTCACCCGATTTTACAAAAAACCCGAAAAATGCAGAAAGGTTTTAGACACACGACCAGATCACAAGAAGTGGAGTTTTCAAACTCGGCATCTTATTTTAAATTCCACCAATTAGGAACACGAAAACTACCAGTACGAAAGATGTGGGGTGTGCGTGAAATGGATTGGCAAGAATTAAAGCAGAATATTCAAAAATATTTATTTGAGGAGAATAGATGATGAATAATAATTTTTATAAAGACCCAATACTTGAACGAATTAAGGATATTTTAGAGAAAAATTGCGTGAAAGAATTAAAGGGGCGGTTTTATTTTGGTGAGCCTGTGATAGTCGCGAAAAACTCTTTACCGCTTTGTTTTATGGAATATACAGAACAAGATGTGGAAGATTCGGCCGCGTTTGAAATTACTACAAATTTAACCGTAAAATTAACCGTGGCGGTGGATTTGACCCGAGATTTAACCACGAACGCTAAAAACATTAATAGTTTTGCAACCTTGCACCGAATTGTTTGTGGTAGGAATGAAAAAATGCAACTTTTACCGGATTCAATAATGGGTATTTTGGTAAAAAACCAAGATGCTGGTTATTTGGGCGAACGAGTGGCTTTGAACTTGGGCGAATCTGGCGTAAAAATGGAATATGGTTATGGCGAAAGGGGTGATGGAATCTTCACAAGAGAGTTGAGTTTGAGTTTTGGGGTGAAGATAGCTGAAAATATTTGAATTTTAGACAAAAAAGTCTATAATTGAGTTATGAAATACGTTTATATAATCATTTTAGCTATTATGTTTTTACCTATTACAATAGCGCTATTAATTCTTGCGTCACCTTACCTAATTTGGGAATATTTCTATTTTAAAGGTGAAGATTTCTTAAAAATTAAAAGAAAACTCGACAATCACGTTCGTGAATGCAACGAAATGAATGCACATATCGAATCACTGAAAAGCGTTTATGTTGATTTCAACCAAGTTGAGCAAGGTCGGGCGGAAGTTAACGACGCGAGCGCTTGGAATTTTCAAAGAAAAGAATTAAGCAAATACGAAAAAAGCAAATATACCCATAACTGTTCAAGTACTGTTTGCCGAAATGCACGGAATCAGCCATTTAAGTATTTGTGTAAATATTTCAACATTAAGCCGACCGAAGAAAATCTTGATGTATTCGAAGAGACATTAAACCAATTCTTGGCTGCAAAAAATGGTGTTGAAATTTTGAAAGGCAAAAGGGAAACATTACTAAAAAGCTTAAAAAATCAAGTTCCGTTTGTGATTCGTGTTTTTCGAAAAAAGAAACTTGAGAGAGAGCTAGGTTTTGAACCTGTTGACTTTAGCGACGCTTACGTTCCGGTTTATAAATTTCAATATATTTCAGCCGGTGGAAATTCTAGCATGGAAACTAAAATTATATTAGATACCGACAATTTGGAAAGTTTCATTAACTATTTGGCTGATATTGTTAAGTTTAGAAAAAGCGCTGCTGGACAAAGGGCTTTAATGACAGCGAATTTGCGACAGAAGATTAAAGAGCGAGACCATTTCACTTGCAAGAAGTGTCAAAACAACTTAAATCGAGAACCGAATTTGCTACTTGAAATTGACCACATTATACCAGTTTCAAAGGGTGGATTAACCGCCGAAGATAATCTTCAAACTTTGTGTTGGAAATGTAATAGAAGTAAAGGCGCGAAAGTTTAGCGCTTGCTAAAAATATAAATAATTGATATAATAAAAATATAAATATACGGCTCAAACGGCCGTATTTTCTTTTGGTTTAAAATTTGGTTGATTGGGCTTTAATTTTAAAAGGAGAAGAAGATGAATGAAGGCGCAATCGTTGGTCGAAAAATAGCTATTGGAATTAATCTCGAAGATACACGAGGGACTGCGAAAGATCCAAGCTATTTTTACCCACAACTCGATTTTAGCTTTAAAGATACAATCGAGACTAAAAATAACGAGTCTGCATATGGCTCAATCGTAAAAAACAACTCAATCGACGTAATGAGTGTTAAAGGTGAAGGCACAATTGGCGGAAAGATGTTCATTAAAGGGCTTTATTACTTTTTAGCATTGGCATTTGGCCAAAAACCTACAAAAGGTGCTATTGATGGTGATACTAAAGCTAAAAAATATGACTTTGCTTTAAGTAACTCAAACAGCCACAGCTCGGCAACTTTAGCTATTAAAAACGACATTGAGGCGAAAAAATATACTTTTGCAATGCTTGATAGCTTTAAAATTTCTTGGCAAGCTGATGATTACCCAAAGATTGAAATGAACTTTATTTCGAAAAAGGGTGAGCGAGTGGCTAAAAATTCAATTATTGCAGGATATATTGATGAACCTGAATTTTTGCCAAAAGATTTTTATTTGAAACTTGCCGATGACCTAGCTGGGCTTGCAGCTGCACCAGATGTGATGCCAACCAGCTTTAGTTTGGAATTTAAAAAGAACTTGAACACAGATTTTTACAAAGGCGATGTGAGCGAAATTTTCAACATGGACTTTGAAGCGAGCGGAAGTTTTGAGCAGAAAATCCAAAATACGAAATATCAAGATGCAACCGTTGCTGGTAAAAGCTACGCTTTGGAATTTGGTTTGATTGATGACCGCCATAAGGCTGGAACAAAAACACCAACAAGCTTGAAAATTCGTGCAGCTAAAATTGGAATTTCAAGCTATGATCCAAGTTATGGTTTGAGTGATCTAGCGACTGAAACAATCAACTTCGAAGTGTTAAATGATATTAAAACTGGAAAAACTATTGAAGCTGAATTGATTAATAGCTTTGATTATTAGGAGGAATTATGCGAGATCAACGAATTGAGTTAGAAAACGGCCGATATGCTGTGATAAGAAACTTTTTGCGAGTTCGAGACCGCAACAGATACCAAAAAGCATTGCTTTCACGCCAAAAAATCACGCCTGAAAGTACTCAGGGTGGCGAAATTAAGTTTGTGCTAGAAGGTGATCAGATGATCGAAGCGCAAGAACTCGCTACTGAAATTTTATTGGTTGATTACGACGGAACAACTGAAGGGGCTTTCGATAAATTGATGGATAGCGAATTTGCCGAAGATTATGAAGTTATTTCGAAAGCTTGTAGCGAAATTTTTGAGCGAAATAGCCAAAATTTAGAAAACTCGCCCAAGACGCCAGAACTTATGAACGAAGCATAAAAGCTGGCAAGGGCGAAGTGCCTGAAATGTTCATGATTGCAACAATATGCGAAAAATTCGGCTGGACTTGGTGGGACTATCAAAACCAGCCAGCCGAGTTTATTGATGTAGTCAGAATTAAGTTAAATATTGAAGCCACTTTTGAGGCTAAACAAATTGAAGAGATGAAGAGAAAGACTAAATAATGAGCAATACGATTACGCTAACAGTTCGAGCAGATACTAAACAGTTTGAAACTCTCATGAAAAGCGCCGGCAAAACCGTTGACGACTTTTCTAAGAAGAACAAACGAAGTTTGGAAAGTATCGCAAACAGTGCGAATAATATGGCTGGAAAAGTTCAGGGCGCAATGAAGCTACTGGGCGCTACTTTAGTTGGTGGAAGTTTTGGCTTGAATGCTTTTGTGAAAGAAGCCTCAACTTTGCAATCGGTGCGAGCTAGTTTTGAGAGCTTGACCGGATCGGCCGAAGGTGCTCGAAAAGTGATGGCTCAGCTTAATAAGTTTAGTTTGGAAACAGCTTTTAGTGCCGACGATATTAATGCTGCAGCTCGAACTTTGCTTGGTGCTGGTGTTAGTGTTGATAAACTCGGTTCACGAATGAAATGGCTTGGCGATATTGCTGGAGCGACGGGTGCAGATTTGGGACAGCTAGTTTTGCCGGTATCTCAAGCTTTAGCCAAAGGAAAACTTGACACCCAAGACTTTTACCAGATTTTGAACAGTGGCGCCGGAAAAGTGCGTGAAGTTCTTCAAAATGAACTAAATAAACGTGGCCTTGGTGATGTCATGACTGCTTTATCGAAAGGTAAAGTTTCGGCCGAGATTTTGGAAACAGCTCTAAAAACTGCTGCAAGTGAAGGTGGCTTCGCCTTTAATGGTGCAGCCAAACAAGCCCAAACTTTTGATGGGCGAATGAGTAATTTGCAAGAAACGATTAGTAATGTTGGTCTAGAATTAATTGGCGTTAATAAAGCAACCGGTGAAATTGACCCGAACGGTATTTTTGCTCAGATGAGCGAAAAGGTCGAGAAAACAACCAAGTGGCTTGAAGAAAACAAGGAAAAAATCAAAGAGGTTGCTCAAATTATCATTAACAATATTCAACCAGCGATGATTACACTTACGGTTTTATGGGCGAGTTTTAAGGCAATCGTGATCACTAGTCAAATTGTTGACGCTATAACGAAAATTAGTGACGCCGTCGGTAAAATGGTTGATGGCCTAAGTAAGGCCGTAACTTGGTATCAAAGCTTAAATAAAGCACAGATCGCCAGCTCAGTTAGTGCAAAGGCTCACGCAGTAGCGGTAGGACTTCAAACTGCAGCAACAAATATTGCAACTGTAGCACAAACAGCATTCAATGTGGCTATGTCAGCTAACCCAATTGGTTTAATTGTTCTAGCGATTGCTGCGGTTGTTGCTGGATTGGTTTGGTTCTTTACGCAAACAGAGATTGGCAAACAAATTTTTGGTGAATTTGTGAAGTTTTTGAGTGGAGTTTTTGGCGGATTGGTGAAATTTATAAGCGGAGTTTTTGGCGGTATTGTTAGTGTAATTACAGCCGTAGCTAACGTGCTTATTCCACCTTTTCAAAATTTCTTAAAAATCGTTTCGCCGATCTTTGAGTTTTTCTGGCGAATTGTTTCAAGCGTCTTCATCTTGATTGTTGCCATAGTAGCAACTGCGATTGAAAGCATTGTTCAGCCGTTTATTTGGCTATTCCAAAATTGGCAAACGGTATGGAATAATATTTGTGTTTTTGTTTCAACGATTTTTAACCTTATCGTTGGCATAATTACTACTTATATAAATACGGTTAACGCTATCATTTCGGCGATAATAAATACTATTATGGCGGTGATCACGCCAATCGTAAGTTGGATAAATGATAATATTATTCAACCGATTATTAATTTCTTTTCAAGCCTTTGGAACGGAATTGTGAACATAACACAAATTTTTATAAATTCTGTAATGGCTGTAGTTTTACCAATCGCCAACTGGATAAATAACACTATTATTCAGCCAATCGCCAACTTCTTTTCAGGATTGTGGAACGGAGTTGTAAACATGGTGCGAGGGTTCATCGGTTCCGTAATGGCTGTAATCTCGCCGATTGCCAACTGGATAAATAATGCTATTATTCAACCAATTGCGAGATTCTTCGCCGGGCTTTGGAATGGAATTGTACAAGGGGTGAACGGATTGGCAGCCGGTATTAGAACTGTATTTAGTTCTATCGTTGGATTTATTAAAGCACCGATTAACGCAGTTATTGGTGGTATTAACTCGATTTTCCGCACTTTGAATGGAGTTACCGTACCATCTTGGGTTCCAGGGCTTGGTGGCGCTCACCCGACTTTCCCGATGTTTCCAATGCTTGCCAAAGGTGGCGTGGTAGATAGTGCCACAATGGCAATTATCGGTGAATCCGGTAAGGAAGCGGTGATGCCTCTTGAAAATAATACCGGTTGGATCACTAACTTAGCTGGACAACTTGCTGAACGTGGCGGAGCTGGTGGTGGAAACACTGTGAATATTAGCGTGAATGTTGAGACTAAAGGTGGAGATTTTGAAGAAGCGGATGCTATCAATATTGCTAAAAAGATTAATACCGCTCTTAAAAGCCAAGGTTTAAGTTTTGACCAGATGGGAGCTTTGCGATGATAAAAATAAATGGAAATGAGATTTTAAAACAACCAACTAGCTATAATGACGACCCTGAAACTATTAAAACAGATAGTTTTGCGATTGACGGCACAATTGAACGACAGAAATATCCAGATAAAAAGCGCGTGAAACTTAGCTACGATCGTGCAACTCCAGAATTGGTGAGGTATTTTAAAGAGCTGGAAAACCAAACTCAAATTACTTTTGAAAATAACGAAAGTGTCTGGGGCGTGCTGAAATTTACAGGGCTAATTACCGACTTTAGCGTTAGTGAATACCGAAGAGGTGGAAATTTGCTAACTGAACTAGATGTAACGATTCGGGAGTTTTAGATGAGTCAAAATGTAAGTGATAGTTTTATTAATACTCTTAAGCAATCGCAAAAACAAACTGATTTTGTGGTTAAAATCGGCTGGAATAAAGAAATCCGAGAAGATGCGGGTTTCTTTGTGCTAGATTCGAGCAAGTTAGACAACAACAACTTTCTGAAAGGCTCAGAAGACGTCATTACGCTATTTGACACTTTTAAATATAGTGATGAGTCAAAATTTGTTAAGAATTTTTCTATTTCTAGGAAAATTTCACAGTATGCTTGGGGCGTGATTTCGGCAAATGCGAAAATTACTTTGAACAACAAAACTGGGCGATTCTTGCCAAATAATCCAGAGATTGGAGCTAACTTTAAAGCTGGACGACCAGTAAAAATATTTGTTGGTTATAACGGTGAGATGATCTGTGTATTTACCGGATTTATCGGCAGACCAAAAGTAAATATTGTTTCATCAACGGTGGAACTTGAAGCGTTTGACGCAATGAGTTATTTTGAAACTCAGGAAATTCAGCAAAGCTATTTTGAAAATCAAAAAATTAAAGATGTTTTAAGAGAAGTTTTAATTGGGCGTGGCTTTAGCGAAAAGCAGTTTAAAATTGACGATAGCTTGACTAGAGTTTATCCGTTCCTATTAACTAGCGAAAAAACAATGGGTGAACTCTTTAAAGAAGTTGCTCAAAACGAAAACACTTTGATTTATGCTGATGAAAACGGTATTTTGAACTTTTTGCCAAGCGAAAAGCTCGCTAAAAATAAGATCTCATCTTGGAATTTTAGTTATTCGAACATGACAGATTTAGAGATCGCTGATTCGAAAATTATTAACTCCGTAAAAGTTAAGAGCTCTTATTTAAAAGAAGTTGGCTTTGGCACGCCCTTTAAACTTGAAGGTGAAGAAAACTCTGTTGGTGCTAAATCGAAAGCAACCTTTTGGCTAAATTTGGTCGACAAAGCAAAATATGGCTTGATTGGAAAAAATGTTGAGCCGACAGTTATTTTTAAAAATTCAAAAGATGAAAA